TTACTCGGTTTTTCCCATTCTTTCGTCAATGGCCTGGGCAATAAATTCATTCACGCTTTGCCCTGCTGCCTGGGCCGCTTCCTTTATTACCGCTTTTTTTCCTTTCGGCACTGTAATTTCTATTCTGTCATAGTTCTTTTTGTTGTACTCATGTTGGTACTTAATTTGGTTAAATTCTTCGCTCTTTGGTCTTGCCATTCTTCCACAATCCTTTTATAATATTTTTAACGGATTGGGCGGTTTTGGCAAGTCCACCGCCCTTTCTGTTCTCCTTAAAGCCTATTCATTAGGCTTTTCTTTTTTTGCCATGTCCCTTACTTCCTGCACGGCTTTGGCAACCTCTTCCATGGTCTTGCAATTACTGAATTTGTCGGCTACCAGGTTCAAAATAACTTCCATCTGCTTATCCGTCATGTTTTCGTTCATGTTATCTCCTTTCTATGCTTGCCCATGTATTCGTTAAGTATCTCCCTTAACTGTCTTTATTCTATCACATATCCCGGTATATGTCAATACATATCACGGGATATTTTTATTTTTTCAAAGAAATTTTAAAACCCTCAATATGCGGTTATTTTCTGCACATTGAGGGCGTTTTTTATCTCCTGCTTTCTATGGTAAAAATGATTTCATTGATTTTGGCCTGGTTTGCATCATTGGACACGCAACGCACAACCCTTTCCTTTCCGTCTGCCGTTGTGATTGTCACGCCAATATAATTTCCCATCTTCTTTTCAAATCCCGTGTTTTGGGATATTGCAACAATTTTATCATACATGAGGGTTTCCGTTTTGGTTTGGCTCCCGTCCTGTTCAAAATAAAGGCAACGCTTTTCTGTTGTTGCCAAAACTGCCGTTGAAAAAACCAGTTTTTCCGCCTGGCCCTTTCCCTGGATGCAGCAATCAATCTTTTCTCCCGGCATCAGAGTTTTGCCAAATACATTTTGTGCCATTACCTCTTCAATCGGTTTCTGTTCTTTGGTTTCTTTCTTCTTTCCAAAAAGTCCCATGGTTTCTGTTCTCCTTTTATTGTTTTTATACCAGTTATATATCACACAATATAAAAGTGGACTGGTATTAGTCCCATTGTAACACACATGTCCCAATAAAATAAAGTAAAAAGGACTAATATTAGTCCAGAAAGGGAAATCAATGTTGCAAGTCAAGCTAAAGGATGATGCCGGAAACATCATTGGCCGGAATATACGAAAGATAAGAAAATCACGCCACATGGGACAAACCGCCCTGGTTCGTGAATTGCAGTTGCTTGACATAGATATTACCCGTGAAGCACTTGTGAAAATCGAAAGGGGCATACAACACATCCAATTATCCCAATTACGGGGCATCCGGGATGTGCTTCATACCACCTATGAAGAATTGTTGGACAAATAGTAAGCCTAAAAAGGACACGCCTTTTATTGACGTGTCCCTTATGCTTTGTGATATATTATTTTCCTTGCTTTTGCCTGGATGTGTTCCATAAGGCGGTAATTGTTTACTGGTTGCATTTTACAACATGGCGTTGACTTTCGCCTGGACCTGGGAATAATTATACCCGGCTGCTTCCAGGCGTTTCTTTCTGTCGGCTCCATTTCCCCATTTCCCGGCAATAACCTCTTTGGCAACGGTTTCCACACTCTTTGATGGTGTGGCGGTTCCCTTTGCCAACTGGTTTACCTTTGCCTGGACTTTGGAATAATTATACCCGGCTGCTTCCAGGCGTTTCTTTCTGTCGGCTCCATTTCCCCATTTCCCGGCAAGCACTTCCTTGGCAACGGCTTCCACACTCTTTGTGGCTGCCTGGGTGGTTGTGCTTTCTTTGTCATATTTCGGAACGCCGTAACCACGAATATAACGGCCATTCACGGCCAGGGTGCGGCGTTTCACTGCATTGGAGTAATTGCCCTCAATCACGGTAATTTTTCCACCGCTTACCTTTTCCACAATGCCCACATGGTCCGGCCATCCGGCATTATCTCCCTTGCCCGTATCGTCCCAATCATAGAAAATGATTTCCCCGGCGTTTGGTGTTCTGTTGTCACTTTCCACCCACTCGCCCAGGGACTTAAACAATGCAATCATTTGACCGCATCCGCACTCTGTTGGGATAATATCCGTAAGGCCACACTTGATGGCCACGGCGGAAACGAATGTGGCACACCAGGCATCTGTATATTTTACCTTGTAGCCCCTGGCCAGGGGTTTGTGGCTATTATATACATCAATGATAGCCTTGTGCGTTCCTGCCGCTTCATTTCTGCCAATCCAGGCACGGGCCTGGGCAACCACGGCGCTTGCTAATTTTGCCATACTATCTTCCCCCTTTGTGTCATACTGCTTCAAATTGTACTGTTCTAACACTCGCATGGTGTTTTCAACATACTTGCTGCTTGTGGCGTACCCGTCCGCCTTGATGGTTTCCAGGTATTCCTTGGGGTCTGTAATACCCCTTAAATTGTGGTACCGGGATAATTGGATAAACTCAAAATATCCTTTCACGCCCTCTTCCATATTGTCATACACACGGAAATTGTCCTTAATCTTCGTAAGGGTTCCCGGCGTGTATTCTTCCATAGTGGAAAGGTTTACGCTTTTCCCGGTCCATTTTGACCCACATTTAAGGCCAAAATAATTGTGGTACACGGCTGCCAGTTTGCTTTCTCCCCAGGCACTTTCAAGAATGGCCTGGGCAATGATGGGACTATGTACCAGGATGCCGTAAATACGGGCGTATTTCGCAACGTACCCGGCTATTGCCTTAATAAATTCCTGCTTGTCCATCTGCTACACCTCTTCCGCTTCCACTTCAACTTCTGTGTCCACTTCGATAACTCCGGCGTTGCTTGCATCTGTCAAACCCTCGCCAATGATGTAAGCAATCACGGAAGCCCCTGCCATAATCAATGCCGTAACCTGAGTTGCGGTGCTTTCGGCTCCCCCGGTTGCAACAATCATCATGGAAACAAAGGATGCTACCGCCGTCCATAACTTACGGCTTGTGAGTTTTCTTACCCAGTTGATGTTTTTCATTGTGTTTTCTCCTTTCGCTTTTTGTATTCCAAAAGCCTTGTGGCTTGTGGGCGTTTTAGTCCAGGGCTTTTATACCCTGCTCAATAAGGAAGTCTTTTTGTTCATGTTTTACTTTTCTTGCATATTCCAACGCTGCTTCTGTTTCGCCGTTGCAATGGCCGTTTTTCAGTGCCGTTGCGGTGGCTTCTCCCAGTGCTATTGATGCCATGGTGCTTTTGATAATGAGAATTTCGTTTTTCTCACGCATTTTTTCCTTTTCTTCCAGTTTCGCCTGGTTCTTTTTAATCTTTTGTTCAATCCAAAAGAAGCACAAACCCGTCACGGCACTGGGCACGCCCATGGCAATAATCAACGCTTGCAAATCCATATTTCACACCCCCTTGCTGCCTAAATTTCATACTGGTATGATACGCCCCTGGGTCTTAAAATTCTGACCCACTTACCCTGGCACCAAAAGGCCGTTTTGGGTCTGTTCGTATTCCCAAAACAACAAATCATATTCTATGGCTTTCGTAAGGTGGTAGGTGTCCGCATGGCCCATGTGGCCAATCCTGCTTTGGTACTTGCGGTTAAACTGCTCCCGGTCCAGTTCTCCGGCTTTTAATGCCTTAACATCTTTCTTTAACCGTCTGACGGAACCCTTGCGGACTTTCCGATAATTTGGATGGTGGATATATCCGCAGAAATCAATCCCGTTTCCGGCATAAAGAATGGTACTTTTGGGATTTATATGCAGTTTCATTTCCTTTTCCAAAAATTCTTCAATCTGCTTCTGCCATTCCCGTAACTGGTTAAGGTCCGGGGATAAAATCACAAAATCATCCATATAGCGGATATAATACGGTGCATGTAAAGTGTGCTTCACAAACTTGTCCAGGCGGTTGCCGTACACATTGGCAAAGGTCTGACTTGTGAGGTTTCCCACCGGGATGCCCACGCCATCCGGCAAAATGCCGTTTCTGTCAATAATGTCATCCGTAAGGTGTAAAACTTTCTTGTCCCCTATGTACCGCCGGATTTCATCCTTTAGGCCATCATGCGGAATGGATGCAAAATATTTACTTATATCCCCTTTAAAGGCATAAATCCGCAACCCGTCCCGGTCCATAAGTTCATACATCCACCCATATAACTGATTACTGGCGGCGTGCATCCCTTTCCCCTCACGGCAAGCATAGGAATGGTAATAAAATCCCCTTTCAAATACCGGGCCAATGGCATTTATAATCATGTGCTGCACCACTCTGTCATAGAAAGGCAGTGCCATGATAAGCCTTTCTTTTGGCTCCCATACTTTGAAAACGGTATAATTTCTCTGGTTATAGGTAAGTGTTTGCAGTTCTTCCACTGCCCTTAATAATTCCTCTTCCTTTGACATGGAAAATGCCAATACCTCTTCACTGTACCGCTTGCACTTTGCGGCCTGGTGGAATGAGGTATTGGCATTGTCAAAGGTGCATATCTTTTCATGCAATCCTTTTTCTGTTTTCATTATTTGCCCTACCAATTTTCAAATTTATATTTTACTCAAAGGCGGTGCCTTTGTTATTTTGTCCAGGTATGCCCCGGAACGGGAAAACCGTCTGACTTATCAAAATAGGATAGATAAATCTTTGCCAGTAACCACTTGGGTTTCTGTGTCTGTAATGGTTTTCAAGTCACACACGCACCACACGCCAATGTTCGTGTTCACGTTCCACGGGTAGTTGTTGCAGTTGACCGCACGGGAACCGCAGTGAACGCCGTTGTTCCAATTGCCGCCACCAATGAGGGCGTGCAAGCCACGAAACATGCGGTGCGAATTAACAGTTTCCCCAAATATTTATTATTTCCATTTTCCATCTTTCACGGCTTCGATAATGCCGCCCGTTATCTTGCCGATTTCTGCCAGGTGGCGGCTTGCCACTTCATAGCGGTGCTTACTCATTGCCTTATATTCCAGGTCATAGGATAGGCGTATGAGGGTCTTTAAAAATTGCAATTCCACATCCGCATTGTAAATATGGCTTTTCGTCCCGGTTTTCTTGAAACGGATAATGCTTTTTAGCATTTCAAACATTGCCGTTTTAATCTGTGTCTGCAATGCAAATTTCTCAAATTTCGGAAACTGTGCCAACACTGGGTAAATGTATTTTAGGAAATCATAAACTTTTTGATACAAAACCATGCTTTCCATGTAAGGGTCCGCCGTTTTGTTGGTGGGTTTTGCTTTATTTTCTGCCATTGCTTTACCTCATAGGGGTGGGCTTTCGCCCACCCAAACAGATTACAGACTGTCACACACGCACCACACGCCAAAGTACGCGCCCACGTTCCACGGGGCGTTGCTGCAGCCGACCGCACGGGAACCGCAGCGAACGCCGTTGCCCCAATCGCCGCCACCAATGAGGGCGTGCAAGGCTGTGGCGGACGGCATGTAAGCCTGGCCGTAACCACTGAACACATCATGCCACGCCCAGGATGATGCCGTGGGGTCCAAACAAAGTTCATTAAGCCACTTCCAAACATTTCCCGCCAGGTCGCAGATATTCAACGCACTTACGGCGTTTGCAATCTTTCCAACGGCGGTTCTTGCGGTGTTTGTTGTGGCGGTCCATCCGTTGGTATTGGAAGCATCTAAGCCCTGGGGGCTGCCATCTGCTGCCACGGTAAATTCCATGTAGTCCGGCAATCTCTTACCCACTCGGCGTGCCCTCTCCCCTGCAATATACCAGTTAAGGCCCTCGGTTCCCGTGATAGGTGTACCGCCATAAACGGATTGCAAGCCATTGGCACCGTCATCACTTGCCGGGTAAACATCCCCCCACAATGCGTTCCCCATGTAAACCATGCCGGACGGGTCGCATTTAGGGCGGTGCTTCGTTGTCCAAACGGAATTTGGGAGAATATCCACACGGGTATTGCTTTCCCAACCACTTCCACGCACGGAACCGCTTGTATTGATTGCCCTGCCGTATTCATCCACATTTCTTACACGGCCATAATGGAAGCCGCCCAGTTTACGGGTGTTTGTATCGTCCCAGGCATCCCCATCCGGCCAGGAAGAATTTAAGGAAATCAAATAGATTTCGTCCTGGTCATCCGTGCCAGGGTCACAAATATAAATATAATAGTCACTGCCATGGGCAAAATCACTTCCCTGGTCCAAATTGGCTTTGGTAAGTGCGGTTTCTGTGGTCTTGAATACGGATGTTTCGCCCACCGCAATAACGCATCCGCCCATAATGGTAACTTCGCCCTCGGCGGTGTACTGGATATACTGCTTTTCCGGGGCCACAATGTCGGAAATGGCTGCCATCTTCGCCACCGTGATTTTCGCACGCTCATCCGTCATGTTCTCGTCATAAACAAATAATCTACTCATTACGCCAACGCTCCTTTCATTTCTTCCACTTCTGCTTCTGTGATGCCCAGGCGGTCATAAAACGTAACTGCTGCCGGGATGCCAATTTCTGTGGTGCCGATATTCAACGCCTTGGACAGTGTTAAAACCGTATGGGTAATGGTGTTGTTCTGTCCCGCTGCCGCTTCCTGGCCCTCTGTGGCGGTGTTTTCTGTGTCTGTGGTATCTTTCTCCACTTCCACCGTTTCAACCCCCTGGATGGTCGGATAAACCGCCCCGTTTTTGACTTTCTGCCCCTCTGCTGCTTCATTACAAAACATCAATGTAACGGTCTTTCTGTCCTCTGACAATTCGATTACCGGGCATAAAATCCAGTTCTGATTTTCCAGTTTTTCCACTGCTGCCAACCAATCTTCTTTTTCAAGGCGGCCCCTTAATACCAGTTTGTGGGTATTTACCAGGTCTGACTTGGTTTTGATTACTTTAGGAAATCCTTTCATCCTTTATTCCTCGCTTTCTTTTAATAAATAGGTGCCCATATAGTTGCCGATATAAGCCATGTTGGTGCCCTCACGCAATGCAACGGTCATGGTGTGCATCAAATCCACATTGTCCACGGAAAATGCCTTTGGAATGGCCATAACGCTTTCCATATTGGTTTCCAGGGTATAGTCCCCGGCTTCCGTGAGATAAAATGCAATGCCGCTTTCTGATACTTCCGCCGTCTGTACGGTTCCCGTGGTCTTGTTTGTGAGGGTAAGGGTAACAGCGGCCTGGATGGTTTCCAAAAGGTATTCCAGGTAAACCTTAAAAGCCATATTGTGTACTTTTGTGGTTAAGCCATCAATCTGCATTTGCAGTTTTCCGGCCACATCCCCGGAAAGTTCCGTTTGCTTTTCCTCAAACCACTTATTCCATGCGGCGGCCTGGTCATCCATAAACGCCTGGGTCATTTCCGCATATTCTTCCACAAAATCGGCGTGGTCTGCTTCCATGGATGCCTTTTCCTGGGCAAACCAGGAATTGAATTGTGCCGTGAATTGTGAAAAATCAAAATCCTGGAATTGTGAAGCAATGAAGCCGCACACTGTTTCGTCTGCACGTTCATCCGTAATGTTTGCCTGGGTAATTTCCACGGCTCCTGCCGGGACATAAATGCGTGCCAGGCTCTTTTCCTGGATGGCATCATTGTTTATCAGTTCCGGGGCCTGGGGATTGCTCGAAAATGCCCCCTCTTTGATAAAAATGCTTGGCCGTCTTTCCGTTTGGTCATTTCGGATAACAACACGGTCAATTCTTGGCAGTGTACCGCTTGCCTGGCTCAATGTGAGGGGCAAAACGGATGTGTTGTGTATGGTGTGCATATTGATGTATGCGTAACCCGTTTTTGGGCCACCGTCCACCTTTACTTCCATGCTGCCGCCCTCTGCCGTAACTTGAAGATGCCCATAAACCACACCCTCTTTGTAGAAAGGGGCCTTGTCCTGGTTCATATCCTCGCCGTTATATGTACGCTCGGTATCGTTCAAGTCTGTGGCATTGTAAAAAAATCCTCTTACTGCCATGGTCCTTTTCTTCTCCTTTCCTTATTCGTCCCATTTTATCTTTGTGGGTAGGGCATCCCCAAAAGTGGGCACCACATACATGCCCCCGTATTCGTAAACCTCGCAAAGTTCCGTAATTCTTAGGTTCTGTGCGGTGTTCCACTTTTTCTTCTTTACTGTCACAATGTCCCCCAGGTCATAGTCCTTTCCATAGGTAAAATTAACATCTGCTTCCGCTTCGGCTTCAAAGTTTTCAAATACTTTGTTTTCATTAAGGTATTCCTGCCCCCTGGTTGTGAGGGCTGCCAAATACTCTTCATCCGTCATTTCGTCTTTGTTTATGTCCTTGGCATCCAAAAACACTTCTCTAAGGTCAAACCCGGTGCCGCCGCCTACTGTTACATAAATGCGGTTTGCACCATCCCCGGCACCGCCCACAATTACCTTTGTTTTCATGGTTGCATCACTGTAATTGTGCTTTGCCTGGTTCAGATTATCGTAACTTTCGGAAAATATAACCCTTGGATTTTTGCCTTGGGCCTGGGTTCTGTTCACTCCCTTGTATGTTTCAAAGGTCATGGTCTTGGTCTTGAAATCCGGCACAATTCTAAAGCCGATTTCCGCATATTTGGCCAACTTCGTGAGATATTCCAACACATTTTTATAAGTGGCCTGGAATTGTATTTGGGTTGTGTCCCCGGTGGTGGCTCCCAACTGCAAAAGCGGCACGGCTTCCATGCGGTTTATCATAAAGTGCATGGCATCTTCCACGGTGCCACTAAAATTGAAAAGCGGCCCGGTCAAACGGTCCCCCAGGTAAACGGGTAAAAATATCCCATTCCTTGTGATTTCATTTACCAGGGTGCTTTCCTCTTCTGTTTGGTCCCCTCTTATCACTGCCGCTTCCTTTTTGTTGTCCCCTTTGGTTATGATGTTTCCAGGCTGCAAAAGTCTAAGGTTTTCATCCGTAACCGGGCAATGAAGTTCAAAGGTTCCGGCTTCGTAATATTTACGGTGCCACTGCAAGGATGTGTGATTTTCAATGTGCCCCAATCGTCTAAGGTTGCGGTCATATACATGTATTTCCATAATCACACCCCCAAATATGAAATTCTGTAATAGATAGACACGGAAAGATAACTGGTGCCCTCTTCGGCGGAATAGGTAATGGTATTGGTACCGTCCTGCAACTGGATAAAATCCCCGTCCTCGTCCAAATACTCGTTGATTACCTGGCCGTATTTCTCAATAACAACGTCCCAATCAATCATTCCGTATGGTGTGCGGTTGTTCTCAATCTCTGCCTGGGTCACGCCATCCAATAAATACACGTTTTTCTTTCCCGTGTAGGTGTTGATTACCACATACTGGCCGGATGCCATAACAAAATCATTGTCTGTATAGCCCACCTTTGTAAATTCGCCGCTTTCCGCATGGTAAATGGCCGGGTTTTTAACCACGCCATCCGCACGGAATACGGCAATGATGCCGATATTATCGGCACCGCTTTCATTTTCAATTTCCTTTACCAAATCCGCTTCACGGTAGCCAAAAACCACTCCCTCTTCCGGGAAGCACGCCGGGAAACGGAAATTGCTTACCCAGGATGCCATTACCACTTCAATGTCCGATAAATCTTTAAAATACGGGTCTGTACACTTCAAAGAAATGGTGTAATCTCTTACCACTCCCGTTGTGGCTCCCGGTATGATGCTTTCAACCTCATATTCAATGGTTTTGACTTCCCCATTCTCAACATATTGCAGTGTCCCGGTGCGTTTGATAGGGAAGCAGCGGTATAAAAGGTTTCTGTTTTCCTTGTAATTGCTATCCATTTCCACGGTAAGCACAATGTTTCTTTCCTTTGCCGTTGCTCCCTGGTAGGTGCTTCCGTCCGTTGTGGTGTTCTCTGATGTAACCACATTGGCTTCAATGCCGTAAATGCCCTCTATGTCCAGTAAATGGAACGGGGTAAAATCGTCCCAGGTAAAGGTCATGGCAACATTCTTGTCACTGGTGCATATTACTTTAATATCTGACACGCTTTTACCCCCTTTGTGTTGCTAAAATCATTCTTCTTGTCTGTAACCGGGTCTGTCTTGCCACTTCATAAGGGCTTAATGCTTTAGGGCTTGTAATGTTAATGGTCTGATTGTAACCACTGCTGCCGCTGCCCACATTTTCCAACGCCTGGTTTTTGGCGGTGCCCGTAAGCGGTGTGACAACTGCCTTACCGTTTACCATGCTAAGTAATTCCGGCCCGGCTTCTGCCACCATGGCATCCCCCTCACGCAACACGCCGCCTTTTGCCAATCTTGGCAAGGAAAGTGTGCCGATTTTGCCCAGGGAAACGCCCGGTATCTCATTGATGATGTCAATTACTCCGTTTATCATTCCAATAAACTTATTAACCACGCCCTCGATTGTGGAAAGGCAACTGTTGATTGCTGATTTAAAGGCATCCCCCACGGCGGAACCGATTTTGGTACCCACATCAACAAAACAACCTTTGATTTTCTCCCATAACCCGGAAAAGAAAGAAGTCACATTGGCAAAGGCGTTTTTGATATTGGTCCAGGCATTTTGGAATTGTGTGCCAAACCAGGTGGCCACATTGGCCAGGGCGGTTTTAATTTCCGTCCACCTTGCACCGAACCAGGAACCAATGGCAGAAAATACGCTTGTCACATTGGTATAGGCATTGGTAAACATAGTGAGAAACCAGGATGCTACCAATGCCAGGGCGTTCTTTATATCCTGCCATCTTGCAGCGAACCAGGAACCGATTGCCGCAAATATACGGGTCACGTTGTTGTAAGCGTTTGTAAACATGGTAAGGAACCATGAAGCCACCAACGCCAGGGCGTTCTTTATATCCTGCCATCTTGCAGCGAACCAGGAACCGATTGCCGCAAACACATTTGTCACATTGGTATAAGCATTGGTAAACATAGTGAGAAACCAGGATGCTACCAATGCCAGGGCGTTCTTTATATCGTTCCACCTTGCACCAAACCAGGACCCAATGGAAGAAAATACGCTTGTCACGCCGTTGTATGCTTCCGTAAATCGGTCACTGAACCACTGCCCCACGCCCTGGAAGATAGAAACAATGCCGGTCCATAAATTTTGGAAAAATTCCTGGATTTTGACCACCAAATTGTCTATGAAATCACGGAACGCACCGCAGTTGTCATAAAGCAATTTGAAAGCCCCGGCAAACGGGTTGACTATAAATAAAAGTAGTCCCTGCCAGTTGGATTTTATAAACCCAATCAGAGAATTAAAGGCGTTTGGTATCGTAACTGTAAAAAAATCGGCTATTGCACCAAACACGTTTCCTGCTACCTCTTTTACTTTCTCCCATACGGCAATTACCTTGTTTCTGAAATCCTCATTGGTTGCAAAAAGCGTAATGAGGGCGGTAACAAGTGCCGCCACCACGGTTATAACAATGCCAATGGGATTGGCTGCCATTACTGTGTTGAGAATTTTCTGTGCTATGGTCATGCCCTCGGTGGTGGCTTTCCATACTTTAAAAGCCGCAATCAATCCTTGTATCATGTTTACAACATTCCAGGCCAACATCCCTGCTGCAATTCCGGCAATGATGGAAATTATTGTGGGGCCGTTCTTTGACACAAAAGAAATAAAACTTTTTATCTTGTCCACAACGGCAAGCACCAGTGTTTTAACCTGGGGGATTTTCTCCTTAACCTCTGCAATTACATCACTAATCACGGGTTGCAGTTCTTCCCCTATTGGTTTTACCAATTCCGTTTCCAGGTTTCGGCCCAGTTCCGCAATTTGGTTTCCAATATCGTTGTATTTGTTCTCGTTGATTTCTGCCAGGGCATCATTGGTGGTGGAAATTTCCCCTTGGGTATTTACCAGGGCACGCACGGCATCTTCTCCCAAATCTTCCCATTTGGTACCGTACAAGGTCACACCTAAAAGGTTTCTTTGCACTTCGTCATCACATGCAAAAAGGGCATTGTTTACGGTGGCAAACGCTTCCCTGGCTCCCTCTCCGCCCTCTGCAAACTTCTGTTTCAATTCGTCTGCATTAAGGCCCAACTGCTTAAAAGCATCATCCGCCGTTCCGTCCTTTACTCTGATGCCAAACTCTTTGACGGCATCATTGAGGTAATCAATTTGGAATGTGCCGTTTTTCGCACCGTTGGCCATCATGTTAAATGCTTCCTCGGCGGAAATGCCCAGGTCTGCATAATAGGTGGCGTATTCTGCCAACTGGTCTGCCAGGTCCCCATTTTGGTTCAATCCATTTTGGGCACCCTGGGCCAAAAGGTTATATGCTTCCTCGGCGGAAATACCAAACTGCTTCATCATGGCATTAACGCCACGGATGCCCTCGTTTACATCAATGTCAAAGGTATCACGCATCAAAAGGGCGGTTTCCGTTGTTTTCTGCAATTCTTCATCCGCAAGGCCCGTTTGCTGCTTCACGGCTGACATGGCGGTGGCTATATCGTTAATATCCTCGCCAAAATTATTTTTATAGATATTCAAAAGGGTTTCTTCCAACCCCTCAACCTCGGCATCTGCTGCCCCGGTCTGTGTGATAACTGTATTTAATGCCTGGTCACAATCCGTTTCAAACTTTGTGGCGTATGTAGCGGCGGTCACAAATCCGGCCCCCAGTGCGGTTGCTGCGTTCTTCGCTGCTTCCGTCAATCCATCCAGTTTTTCGTCCAGGGATGCTGCTTTTTCCTTGGCATCTTCCAGGTCTTTCCCGGACAACTCGGCTTTCTTTCCCAGTTGTGCAATGGCCGTGTCGGTCTGCTTTGCTGCTTCCTCTAAATCCGCCAATTCCAGGCTTGTTTTTTCAACTTCACGTTTTAAAGCCCGGTACTGTGCTTCTGAAACCTCGCCTTTTTTAAACTGCTCCTGCACCTGGCTTTCTGCCGTTTTCAGAATATCCAGTTTTTCCTTGGTTTCTGAAATGGCATCTTTTAAAAGTGTTTGCTTTTGCGTAAGGGCTTCCGTGTTGGTGGGGTCCATCTTCAAAAGTTTGTTGACTTCCCTAAGTTCAGCCTGGGTATTTCGCACTTGCTTATTTACGCCGCCCAGGGCCTTATCAAGTTTCGTGGTATCTCCACCAATTTCTATGGTTATACCCTTTATGTTATTGGCCATACATTAACCCCCTTTCTTCTTGAAATTCTTACGCAATCCCTCACGGTCCGGCTTGGTCTGCTCCATTCTCCAACAATTCTTTAGATATTCCCGGCCCTCTTCTGTCTGTGAATTTTCAAAAATCATGGCTTCACGCATAAAGAAAAGGTATGTATCAATTTCCATGTCCTGGACTTCGTAAATATCTATATGGCAATAGTCCATTACCAATTTTTCTGGCCGTGTGAGAAGTTCATACGGTATATCATCCCCTTTATCTCTTGGATAAAAGGGAATTGTTAGTTTGGGTCCATCTTCAATTCGTCAACAAATTCCATATATGCTTTGAGGATTTCAGAACACTCTTCAATGTCATAATCTGACATTTCCTCTGCGGTCACTTTTACTTTGTTCATGTTGTTGTTCAATACTGCTGCCAGTAAATCGTAAATGGCTTCTGTATCTTCCACGGTGGCGTTCTCTTCATCCAGGTTTTCCAATGTCTTGATGGCTTCAAAAACCTTTTTCTGTGGCATACGCACAATGATTTTCTTGCCCTTTTCAATCACATTGCCGTTCTCGTCTGTCTTGTCTTTCAGTGTGAACGGCCAAAAGGTCCTTTTCAGTTTGTTACAATTAAATTCTTTTACTGCCATGGTGTCGGCTCCTTTCTAACAAATAAGCGGCCTGGGTGGTTGTCCCTGGCCGCTTGTCATAAATGGTTAAACAGTTCCCTCTTCTGCGGCGGTTTCGTCCATATCCTCTTCATAAAGGATGAGTGTGCCCTCTTTGTCCATAGGCTGTGCCTTAAACTCTGCATCAATAACGGTTTCACTGTCCTTTGCAAAGGCAATGGTAAATCCTGCCTGGTTGTTGCCCACAATGGTAACACGCACATCCCCGTCCACATCATCCTTGTGGACAAAGTGAATAACGTATTTCTTGCCAGTTGCGTTGGCAATTCCGCCGATTTTAACAATACGCTTTTTCTTGGTTGTGTCCTCTGTGACCCTTGCGGTCTGACACAATTTTTCAAGCGTTGTGCCGCACCATGTCATAATGCCGGATTTAAGGGTTGCTTCCTCTTCGGTAATGATTACCTTGGAAACCTTTCCCATATCGTCCTTGGCTTCATAGAAAGATGGTGCATACTCAATTTCCGCACCGCCCTTAATGTGACCCAGGCGGTTTTCTTCGGTTTCCAACTCTTCGTTGGTAGGCAGTTCCTTGTCTGTGCCCTCAAATTCGGTACAGTACAAATCCCCACTGCCTAAAACAATACTTTCTTTGTTCATGCCTTATTTGCTCCTTTCGTTTTGGTAAGTAAGCCCGTCACTTCAAACGCCGTTTGGTAACATTCTTCATCCGGGATGGGTGCCAAATACACTTCACATTCCACATCCGGGAATACTTCATTTTCCAAATTTGCCACCAGGTTTTCACGCTCCTGGTCATCCCCGGCGGTATAAAGTTCCAGGTCAAAATCTTTTGCTTTTAAATTGTTCAGATTGTCCGCCCCTCGGTTGGTTTCATGGGGTAATAAGTAAACCAGGTAAGGAAGCGGTGGCACCGGGTCATCAATGGTTCCCTCAAACGCATTTTTGGTAATCGGAACGCCGTATTTTTCCCCAAACGCCTTGGCTCTTTCCACTAACTTTTCAACTGTCATTTGCTTATCTCCCTTACACGCTTTCCAATGTTTGAAATGGTCAACTGCTCCACAACGTCATAAGTAGGCTTAATGTGTTCATACGCCTTTACCCTGCCGCCGTTCCGGCTTTGGTGTCCCTTTTCCAGTAAGTGGGTCAAGCGGAAATGCTTTTTGTTATACACACTGTATTGTTCCGTCATAATCTCGGAAGTGTACTTGCCTTTCCTCAATTTGCTATCCCAATCCTTTGTATATTTCCCCGTTCTCTCCTGGTACGGGCCGCCCTGCCGCAACATTTTGGCTGCGGTTTCTGCGGTTTCTTTGACCGCTTCATTTACCGCACGTCTTAAATCCCCATTTGCCCAATCTTTCAGTTGCTCCACAATCTCCTGGTCCAAATTCTCCGGGGTGGCTTTTACAATCATTATCTTGTTCCTATCCTTTCCCCGGCATAAAGTTCAACTTTTCCGTTGCTCTTTGGCCCGTAGGTGCGGTAAATGGCGTATTTCTTGCCATCCACCATAATTTCTGTTTGGTTCTCATATTCAAACCCCCAAACTTCCACCATCATGTCCGCTTTGTACCCTTTTTGTCCTGCTGCCGCAAATTCATCACGGCCAACCGGGTTGATTTTTCCAAATACTTTGCTTTCCAGGTATTCCGTTTGGTTTTTCTTAATTAACAGTGTCACTATTGCTTCTATGGTAGCCACCACCTTTGATTTTGGTACATATCATGTCATAGGATGCCATTAACTCTGCATGGTTCTCCGGGTTGCCAAAATTGGCCTTGGCGTAAAGCAATGCGGCTTCGACAATTAAGGGGTCTGTAATGTTTGTTTCATCCAAATATGAGGGATGCACGCCAAAACGCTTTAAGTCTGCAAGGGCAACCTCTACAAGTTGCCCCACATCCTGGTCTAAATCGTCACTTGACGTTTTTCTTATCCTCAATTTGGCTTTCGCAATTAACTCTTCCTTGGTCATGCTCTGCCGCCTTTCCTGCTACCTTATGCAGTAGGGTTCTTTACACGGATAAAGCCGTTTTTCGCAACCACGTTTCCGCCCATGAACACATCCGCACGGTAAGCAATCTGTCCCTGCTTGAATTTGTAATGCTCGGATTTTCTTGCGTCAATATCAGAGAAAATGGCAACCTCATAATTGCTTAAATGGCCGTAAGCCATAGCGTAAGTATCGGCCACACCGCCAATTTCGGCACATGCGGAATTGATGATGTAAGGCACTTCATCAATGGTTCCAGTGTTGCCGTGGTTCTTGATGGTGTAAACCTTGCGGCCCTGCTTATCACGCAACTTGGCAAACTTTTTAAGGTCTTTCTTGTTGAGGATAAGCACGGCAATATCTTCCACGTTCTCGTCCCCACCGTAGGAATAAATGATTTCATCCAGGGTGGCATCATCAATGGCAGTGATTGTGGTAATATCCGTTGCCGGGTCAATTACCTGCTCTTTTGCTTCCGTAGGATTGAAGAAAATACCACGGAATTTTCCAGTGCCACCAGGACCCACCAAAATCTGACGGGATGCGTAACGCTTGATTGCACGGGTCACGCTTTCTTCCACAACGCCGTCATAATCTGCATCCGGCAATTTAACCATTTCTTCCGGCTCCTCTGCATACGCCGTGATTTTCTCACGCACGATTTCCGCATAGTTAAATTCCGGCTCGGAAACATTGTAGTCCGCATTTTCGGCGGTGCTTCCTGCTCCGTCCCCGTAGGAAACAACGTAAGGACGTTTGTAACTCTCGCCACCAGGAAGCGGCACCGTCTTTACACGGTCAATGAGGGAAGAAACATTGTTAAACGCCGGGGAAATCTCCGCACTGCTATGCTGCGGCAAAACCACACCCTCTGTGGTTAAAGCATTACGGGGATTTACCAGGACTTTTGCCTGGTAGGAAACTGCCTTGCCGTCCTTTAACGCCTTTCCGCTTTTGGCTCTCGCCTGGTTCTTGGGTTCTGTCCCACTCTCTCCCGGCTTTGTGCCGTCATCCACGGGGTCTGCTTCTCCGGCTGCTCTTGCCGCCGCCATCAACTCTTCACGGCCTTTGATTTCATCCAGGATTTCGCCAATAACCTTGGCTTCGTCCATGGCATCCGTCAAATCTTTGCCGGAAAGGTCCTTGGCCATCTTCCCCAGGTCCGCCAAACGGGCTTTGAGGTCTTTTTTATTCATGGCCATCAATTCTTCTCTTGTCTTGAATTTCATGTTTTTAATCTCCTTTCATATTTGCCCATTACCCCATGTGGGATATGGATAACTTAATGATTTCATTCTGCATTTCCAGGTCTGCATCCTTGCCCTGCTGCCCGGTTGCTTCCTGGTCCTGCAAAAGTTCCTTTGGTGCATTGCTACAATACATTTTTGTATAGTCCTGCACTGCTGCCGCCACCTGGTTTTCTTCTCCAACCTTTACTTTGAAATACTGGGCCGCCTGGTTTCCGTTCAACCAGGTTTCCGCTTCCATCAATCCCTTAATGGTTTCAATGGTCACGCCCTCGGCCAAATGTTCTTCGTAAATGTTCAAAATTCCAACCTCAATGCTTTCCAGTGTGTCCGCCATCTTCCGTAACTCAATGGCATTGCCCTCACACAACGCCCATGCCTTGTGTATCATCAAATAGGCATTTGACGGAATAGTTGGCATGTCACTGTCCACAAACGGAAGCACGGATGCAATGGACCCGGCCAGGGCATCCACATAAACATGTTTCTTGCCCTCATAGCGTTTCAGCATGTTGTAAATGGCTATTCCTGCAAAAACGGAACCGCCGCCGGAATTGATATAAATGTTTAAATCCCGGCCATTTGCTTCTGCCAGGAAATTCTTTATTGCTTCCGGGTACTGGTCCTCTTCCTGCCATGCTCCCCACCAATCACTTACAATGTCCCCGTAAAAATAAAGGTCCACGGAAGTTTCTGTGGCGTTTTTAAATTCATAGAATTTTCCAACGGTGGCGTTCTTGGCGTTTTTGCAAGCCACAAACTGTTTGGCTCCCTTTGGCATTTCCTTAACCCCCTTTCATTGCTTCAAAATAGGCACGGGCCGCCGCTTCCATTGCCCTGCGTTGCTTATCCTGGGGCGGTTCTTCTTTGCTGCCGTCCTTTCCAACTTGGTAAAGGCTTTGGTCCCCTGCTTTTACATAGTTAAGTGAAACCATTCTCACGTCCCCATCTTCCACCGGGCCATAGTACATTAACGCTCTGTATTCGTTTATTGTCATGGCTCCACGGTCAAACATGTTTCCGCCTATGGTGTCCCTTGTCTGTAATGTGGCATATTGCAAAAGATTGGCAGTAAACTCAATCTTGTTGCCATATCCAATTTCCCGTGGTGTAAGAAGTTTGTATGTAAACTCATACCCCAGTTGGATTGCCACGGGTTCAATCACATTTTCATAAAATGAAATCCATTCCTGGTCTGATAAGGTGGATGTAAGCACCTTTTCATTTACGCCGTAATAACGGTAAACATTATCCCGTAGGAATGTAATTTGGTTTGTCGGCACATTGGGGGTCCGTTGGCTGATTTCTTTAAATTCCACGGTACTGTCAATGGCGGCAATGCCCCCGGCGTTGTCGGCGTTCATATAGGCTTCCTGGAAGTCTTTGGCAATCTGTTTCAATTCGTCATTGTCTGCCAGGTTGTTATATTTCAAATACCCGGCAAGGGAATTGGAACGGTTGACAATGTTCTTTACTGTTTCGCCGGATGTTTCTATGAGGTCCAGGCTTCGCTTTAACTCAATATCCGGGGAAGTGCCCAGGAAACGCTTTTTGTTATACCTGGCCTTTAGGTGTATAACGCACTGATACGGAACCGTATATGTTTCCCCGTCATAGTCCCAACGGAAACGGAAAAGAATATTGTGCTTGTCATCCTCAAAAATACGAAAACTTTTCGTTGTGATTGGTTGGATGCTTGTCACTCTCGTAAAATCATCATTCCAAAAAATCACGGAAAAGGAATTGGACGTATAAACCAAATCGGATGCAATCCTATATAAAAAATCATAGGTTGACATTTCCGGGCACGGCCTTAATTTCAAAAGCCTGGCCAGGTAATCATTTTTTATGGTCATGCCCTTTTCATCCTTTCGGACTACCTGGGGCGTGAGTTTTCCCACATTCTTTGCAATGGCATCCGCAATGGCTCCAACAATATCATTGTCCCGTAGGGTCCCGGTTGGTACATACTCGCCACGGCTCAATAAAAGCGGTCTGTACTTTGCCTTAAAGGCTCCCATTACATTTGCGATAATTCCCGTAATATTACCCCCTTTCCTCAAAAATAGGCCCATGGAACACATCCATGGACCTATTGTAAAATTATTGGTGTTAAAATTCTGACCCACTTTAAAATCCTGCTGCCGGGCCGTTTTTATGCCGCTTCATTCATCAACTTTTTGCCAATCTCATTGTGGTATTTTGAAACCATAGTCATTGCATCAAACACGGAAACGGCACCGTCTATTCTCATACGCTTTTCAATCTTAACGGGCTTCATGCGGCTATCTTTCATATTGACTTCCACGGCCACATTGAGAAGATGGGAAGCCAAAAGGGTGTTATCTCCCAGGTTGTACTTGCCATCCTTTAAATCTCCCTCAAACTGGTTAAGTATTGGCGTGAGGTTCGTGCCCTGGTAAACATCATCCGTTTGGAACCCGGCCATTTTCAATTCATCCACCAGGTACCCGGCACTATAACGGTCATATCCGATTTTTAGCGGACGGATTTTATAAACCTTTACCAGTTCAATAAACCAGTTATACACATCCTTATAGTCCACCTGGTTTTCCCCGGATATTTGCAAAAATCCTTTTTCTTTGTAAATGTTGTATGGCGTGTTATCTTCATTCACTGCGATTTCATAACGCTTTCTTGGCATATAGAATTTTGTAACCACATTCCATTTGCCATTCTTCCAAATCACAACGGAAGCAGCGGTTAAATCTGTGGTGCGTGAAAGGTCTATGCCGCCAACGCAATAACATCCCCGGTATTCTTCCAGGGAAACCTTAATATCTTCATTCACTGCCCTCATTACATCCCAGTAATCAAGCCATGCCACACTGGAATTTTGTTTGATGTTGCAGTATTTTGTCAAAAACTCCACTTTCTTTGAAAGGGATGCCTTTGCAATCTCTATCTGTTCAATGTAAAATTCCTCGGAAACAGAAACGCCCAGGTTCGGATTGCTCTTTTTCAATTCCTCTATGGCGTCCCATTTCTCTATATCATCAATCATGTAAAGGAACGGTAATATTCTGCTTTCCTTGGAATTGCCTTTTAAGAATGATGTGGCACGCCGCATAAGTTCATCATATATTCCATCATTGATGTACCCGGCGGTTGATATGGACAAAATAAGTGGCTGCTTTCTTGCACCCATGGCGGAAGCCATAACCTCATACTGCTTAAGGCCCTGGTCCCCTGGCCATGCTTCCATTTCGTCATTGACTACCATTTGAGGGTTGAAACCGTCTGACTTTTTGGAGTTAAATGCAATCTTCTTTACACTGGTGTTAAATTCTTTGATGTAAATATCACTGCGGCGTTTCTTCGTAATGCTTTCCAGTTCGTCATCCGCCTGGACAACCTGGTAAAAAGCATCATAAACAAGTTCTGCCTGGTCCAATTTTGGTGCCAGGAAGTATATTTTTGCTCCATATTCTCCATCAATGTAAGCCATATAGGCCGCTATTGCTGCGGCAAATAATGTCTTTCCGTTCTTACGGGCCACCACAATAAAAACCTCTCTGAATTGTCGGTACCCGGTCTTTTTATCTATAATGCCAAAAATGGCACTTACTATGGCCTTTTGCCATAGTTCAAGTTTCAATAAATCGTTTCGGCCCTCTGAATGATGGCAAAAGTTTTCTATGAAATTGATTGCCTTATTGGCTTTTTCTTCGTCAAAGTCCCATTTGCCACGCTTCAAGCCATCTGTCAAAATCTTGTAGATGGTTCTTATCCACTTTCCAACTGTAACGGTGCCGTTTTGGATGGCATCCCAGTATTGGAAAATATAATTATCCATTCCTTAACGCTGCCAATCTGCTGATATTTTTCTTTTCTTTCGGCGGCAAATACTCAATAAGTGTGTGAATAATTGCCGTGTATTGGCGTGAATATTTTTCATAAATCGTGGCTGACGGGTGGGCTTTTACAAACTTTTGGGAAGCGTTGACCGTTTCCGTTGTAAGCCCCTCTTTTTTCAATTCTTCTTTCGCCTGGAAGCACGCTACTTTCAAAAACGCCGCTTCCTCAATCAGTGAATTTACAAGGTTTTTCTTGTCCTCGTCATCAATTCCGGCGAACATTGGTTGTAAAAATTCTATCTCTTTTTTTATCCTGGCATTTGTCAGTTTATTTACTCTTTTAGTTGCTTTCTTTTCGTTTCTCTTTGTATCTTCTGCCATAATTTAACCCCCCTTATATGCGTGCGACCTTGCAGAGTTTTTTTGATGTAACTCCCTCGGTTCTTTTGAGGTGTCCATTTTTTGACCACCCCGGGGGGTGTCCTGCTGCATTGGCGGTAATAATCTTCCATCACTTCCAAAACGGTAACGTCCATTTGGTTTGCTCTTATGTTCTTTGTTGTGGCAATCCTCACACACCAATTCCAGGTTGTCCATGTTCAATGTGACACTGGCATCATGTATGTTTCCAGGTGTTATGTATTCCTTATGGTGGACAATCACACCCGGAACAAATTGCCCTGCTGCCTTGCAGCGTTCACACAACCCATTGGCTCTTTTAATTACGGTCTGCCTGGCTCTCTTCCAGGCTGCCGATTGGTAGAAATCTTTTGCATATTCTTTCACTGCTGCCACCATCCTTTCTTCATGGTCATAGGCTTATGAGTGTACTGCTACCCATAAGCCTATAATAAAACATATCTTTTCCACATTCTGACCCACTTACCTTTTGGCTTCATCCTCTGCCCTGCTGCCGCCCGGCAACATGTCCATGGCTTCTGCCACCAGTGTTATAAACTCGGTGCGGTACTCATAGAATTGTCTGCGGCCACACACGGCATCCGCAATGTATTCATAAGGCGTATTGTAAATAATGCTCTTATAAATCTTCTCCTGCATCTGCTTCCGGGCTTTGCCGCTTTGGATATTTCCGCATGAAGCACACAAGGCATCTTCTACCACTGCCGCTGCCATAATGTCAAAAGCACTGGCCGTTTTGGTCTTTATTCTCTTTTTTCTTTTCTCGTTGCCTTGTATAATGCTCCTGGCTATCGTCTTAATATCTGCTTCCAATCGGCTGCCCATGTTGCACGCACCCTTTCACTGTTTATTCTTCGTAAATCTTCTTTGAGGTTTCGGAACGCTCAACCTTGATGCTCTCCTTTGCCATCTTTGAAACCTTTGCCTTTACGCCCTGGCCTACATCAATGCTAATACCTTTCATGGCCTTGGCTTCTATGGCATCCACCGTGGCAAGCATGATATTAACCACCGCTTCGTCCACTGGCTTTTCTGCACTGCTGCCAAATAATTCCGTGATACGGTTCTTGGCTTTCTGCACACGCTCCTTGCTTTCTGCGTATTTCTTGGCCTGGTCACAATCACATTTACATGTAACCTCTTCATCCACTTTTTCCTGGCTCCATGGCGTAAGAGTGTGGATAATTCCGGCTTGCCCACAAAATCGGCATGTGCCCGTCTGCGTTTCCACACCATCCGGCATTTCCCTTGGTTCCTCTTCCTGCATTTCTCTCAAATCCGCTTCGTCAATTTGGTGCCCACCATCTGTTTTTTTGTTCATGGTTATACCCTCTCTTTCTTGGCTTGTTTATATGCTTCCATGGCAACGGTCAAAACTGCTGCCGATTGCTCCACCGTTAATTCCTGCCCCCTTACCAAAAAGGCCAGGTTTTGGTTGATTGTTTCCAACGTATCTTCCAGGCTCAAATTGCCAATGGCTTTTCCGGCGGACAAATCCGCAATGGCTTTTGTGATTGGTCTTTTAAACTGCCCCTGCACTGCTGCCATGTTCTCTTCAATGGTCCGTTCTGCCCTGGTAGGCTCATGCTTTGCACATTCCCGGCATGGTGCCTTTGCAAACATCCGGCCTGGTTTCAGTACGCCATCACATTTTCCGGCAATCCATGGGGAAGCCAGGCACTTTTCCAGGGGCATCTTTCCCGGCTCCTGCAAATATGCCAGGATTTCCGCCTTGGCATCCTCGAAACCATAGGCCACCGCCGTTTTATATCCCTGCTGACGTAACATGGCCATATATGCTTCCTGCTCCGGCGTTGTTTTGTTTCTGCCATATTTCATTTCCAGGTAAAGCCCATGGAACCCATTGCACGGCACTGGCAAAACCACATCCGGCACACCCGGTTTCATTCCTGCCGCCTTTAAAACTGCCCCATTGGTTCTTTTGCCCTCATTTGGCACATGGTACATGAGGGCCAGGCACGGCAAGACGTGTAAACTATTGTTGGCCCAGTTGAAAAGGGTAATTTGCTCCGTGGTTTCTCCACGCTTCATGTTTTGCATCTTCATATCCCGGCCCCCTATTCTTCATCCAATGCGTATTCACGTTTACGCCGCTTGCAATCTTCCAACATGCGTTCCAAAATGCCCACCTCTTCGTCATTGAGGTATATATAATATTTCTCAATCATTTTGACGGCGTGCAATTTCTTGGCATTGGCTTTTTCCTCTTCTGTGGTGTCGGTATCTGACATATTTTGTGCCCTGGCTTCCTCTTCCCGGCGGTTCTTCTTTTCTTCCACCTGGGCTTTGATTTCCTCGCACTTCACATCCTGCCCGGCTGCTACCTGGGCGGCAATCTCCCTTTGTTCTTCCGGCGGTAACTGGCTTGCATTATAGGCGGCGGTAATTCCCATGGTGCCCTTTTCAAATTCTGCCTTTACTTCCGGGGTGGCTTTATTGTTGATTGCTTCCAGGGTTCCAATTTTCCCGTCACTCTCTCCCAGGATGGCAACCACAAAATCACGGATGCGTTGCCCCTTTTCAAGAACAATAAGCCCCTCTTTTTTCGCCTGGGTCAAAACCTCTTTCCATTCCCTGGCCTGGTTCATAAGGTCAAAGTCTGTCATTTTACGGTTGAATGTGTTGCCCATGAGTAAAGCAATTCTAAATTCCGTTTCGCTCTTATAGTCCTTATAGCGGCACGGCACACTTTCAAACTGACCTTTGCCCTCTCCCAGTAATATGCCAATGGCACTGTGGCGGCGGTGTCCACTTTCCAACCACCATTCCCCATTTACACGCCCCAGTGTAAGTGGCTGCTGCAATCCCACCGCTTCAATACTCATGGCCAGTTCTTCCAGTTCGTCCATGCTATATTTGTTATGCTTCGTCACAACAATTTCCCGGTAATTCAAAACAATATCCCGGTACCCCTGGTTTTCTTCTGCCGCTGCCCTGGTGGTTCCGTTCATAATGTCCAAAATATTAAATCCCATTGTCTTATCTCCTTTCCCCTGCTGCCTGGTGCCCATAAAGGCCCACATATTCCGCAACAAACTTTTTATAGTCCTGGGCGGCTCCGCTTCGGATGTTGTAATGGCAAGGTGTCTGTCCGTAAATCGTGGCATCCTTTACTTTCTTGGAATGTCTGATTTTCTGAACAAATACCGGGAACCCACTGCGATTTCTCAACCAGGCTTCCGCTTCCTCGCTTGTGTCTGTCTTTTCGTAGTCCGCAATCAGAACGCCGGAAAGGCGTGCCTTTGGATTTAATGCCCTTATTTGGTTTATCTGCTCCACCAATTCTTCCAGGCCGTCCAGTGAATAGGCATCTAAGTACACGGGTATGATAATTTCATCCGTTGCCACCAGGGCGTTTATAACATTCATTCCCAGGTCCGGCGGATTGTCTATAATGCAATAGTCATAATGCCCGGCCACTTCGTCCAGGGCCGCCTTGTATCTTTCATGTTGGGTATGTTCCTGGTCTGCCTTTATCTCCAATTCCGCCAACTCCATGAAATAATTGCATGGGATAATGTCCATATTGGGTTCCTGGGTATCTTTGATATTTCCGGCAATCCGCCCGGTCTTTAAAATCTTGCACGCCTGGGCTTCTTTTTCCCGGTCATACACTCCAAATAATTTGGATGTGTTGCCCTGCTTGTCATTGTCAAACAACAAAACCCTGCTGCCGGGCCGTTTTCTTTTCTTGTCCCCCTCTGCCAATAATTCCGCAAGGGACGTGGCGGTTGTAGTCTTGCCCACGCCGCCTTTGAGGTTGATTACTGAAATTGTTTTCATGGTCTGTTCTCCTTTCAATTCCGCACCATCCGGGCGTATATGTAAAATGCGGCGTTAATGCCGTTATACTTAACCTCTGCATCCAGGAATTTATAACCTGGATAAGCCTTTTCCATCTGCGTTTTCAATGTTTCATAGTCCTTGGCCATTCTTTCCACCCTGGATTTCTTGAATTTTGAATAACTGCGTTTTGGTGGGGCCGGCTTTTTGAGGTTCTTTGATGGGCACCATCTTTTTGTCCCGTGCGGATTGTTGGAAATATACGTTGCCAGGCCCGTGATAATAAAATTGTCATCCGGCTTTATTCTCCTGGTGTTTGGTCTTTTGCATTTTCCCCATAATTCTTCTAACTCGTCACGGTCCACGCCGTCCCCGGTCATCAGAATGTGAAAATGCGGCCTGGTGTTTCCGTCCGCTGCAATGATGTAAATATATTTAATATTTTCCATCCCTGCTTTCTTCCTGCGGTAATTGATACGTTTTATGAAATTCCTTACATCCCTTTGGGCTGCATCCATGTTTTCCGGGTAATGTTCTTCATCCCACCCAAACGTGGCCCAAATATCCCCTTTCCCAAAATTGATATTGGCCAGGCGTATAAGGTACCGCCTTGCGTTCTTATCGTTCAAATTCTTTTGGGATGGGCGTGTTTCCCTCTTCTTTGCGGTCACTGGCACATCCTTTTTGTCTTTAAAGGACGGGTACACCTGGGCTTCCAGTAATGTTGTGCCGCTTTTGATGTTCTCGGACTTGGTTGTGGTGGTTCTGTAAAGGCACTCAACCTTTCCCTCTTTCATCAACCGTTCCAATTCCCATTCCTCTAAGGTGTCACACTGCTTTTGGTATGCTTCCTCATAATCGTAATCATCATAATATCGTTTTTTCATGGTCCCCACCTTTATATCCAAACCACATACCCATCCACCAGGTACCCAATAAACAAAATATATATTTCTATATCATTTTGGGGTTCGTTCATTTGTTAATACCCATTACAAGGACGGGACAGTGGTGTTGTACCTCTTCAAAAATTAGTCCATAATTTCTTCCTGGGCGTGTCCTGCTGCCGTCACTGCTACCGCCAAAACAACCAGGAAGCCGACCACCAACACGGCGGCTCCAATGATTAAACCAACAACCATACGCATTTCCTTTCTATATATAGTGAAAACCGCTTTATTTCTTCTATATATTGTGTTATAATATGGGTGTTAAGTTCATTACCCGGTTGTTTTAGGTCCCCACCTTTACAACCGGGTTTCGCTTTTTATGCTTCCTCTAAATCTCCATACAACTTTTCATAAATATTCGTTGCATATCTCATTAAAAGGTCCTTGGCTTCCTCTTCCTGGATAGCCTGGCCGTATTGCTTTGCATAATCTTCCTCATGGGTCAACAACCAATTTCCTTTTGTTGATTTCCATAATTCGCAATCATACACATGGCCTATTTCTTTGCCCGGAAAAGCATGAAGCAACCGAATGTTGTTTGTTTTGTACCATTTCTTTACATCCGCCACCTTTTCCATCTTCTCGGTGTCATACTTCAAGCCATTTATTACAAATTGCATCCGGCACCGCCGATTTCCAAACCACGGATGGTTTCATATTTCGCATATAAAATTCCTATGAGTGCATCACGGTGTCCCGGTGTGATAAGCCCCACGGCTTCCTTTTCGTAAATCTTCCCGGTCATATACCCGGCTCGGAAATCCAACTCTGCCAGGCTCTTATAACTGGCCATTTCTCTGTCAATGGCTGCCATGATGGCTTTTATCTCTCTTTTGGTGTTAATTTCCTGGGTATCTGCTGCCAGGTCCGGCACTTCAAAAGCGTTTTTTCTTCTGCTTTTAATGAAATCCGGCGTTGTTCTTTGTCTTTCTGTCCCCATAAATACTGCAAGTGCATTTCCCATGTTAAGTTCCTCGCTTTCCTGCTTATTCTGCTTTTTCAAAAAAGAAATTTCCCAATCTCATTTCTTCCCCGGCATCATTTGTAAAATAGAAATCTGCCACATCCCCGTAGCCCTCTACCTTATGAATGTCATACACTTTTCCGGGCGTAACATTTTCCACCTGGTCATAGTTCGGGCTTCCATCAAAATGTCCTTTCAAAAATTCTTTCTTGGATATTTGTGCTTTGAAATTTACCTTTCTTTTCCCAGTAAATGGGTGGCTATCCATATCGGTGTAATAATCAAAATCTGCCATGTTAAGTTCCTCTCTTTCCTGCTACTGCAATTTATACTTATCCACAATATCCACAACCTGGTCCATCATGCTTTCCATGGTTTCCACTGTCACGGCCTTGTCATCAATGTAAAAATCTGCATAAATCTTTCTTGTGTCATTGTTCCAACGTGCAATTTGCTCCGGCAATGGTTCATTCACTGCATCAAATACAATGCCCTGGTCCTTGCACCATTCCACCGCCGCTTCCAGGTCTTTCCCGGCTCTGCTTGTCCACAAAATAACTTTGTGTCCCTGGGCTTGCAGCATCTTAACCGCTGCAACCATCTTTTGTTTTGGTTCCAGGATTTCCGGGAACCTTGTAACGGCCAGGGTGCCGTCAAAATCTACTGCATAAACCGCCATATTACACCGCCTTTCCGTTGGTTCCTGCACCGTCCCCAACGCTCATTTCATATTTCAACAACATGGCTGCTGCCTGGACCATTTCACATGCGGCATCAATGGCCTGGTTGTAAATTGCCATTGGCTTTGTTTCATCATCCAGGAAACACGCAATTTCCACGCCCTTTACACGGTCCCATAATACTTTCATGGAAGATTTCACATTTTCCATGGCTTCCTGGGCCTCCTCGACCTCTTCCAGTGTCACGGCATAACCCTCATGTGGGCTACTGAATAAAGGAAATTTGGCATTTGCCCGGTTAAGTTCCGCCTGGGCTGCCGCTTCAATCTCTTTTCTCAACTCAATCATTGCCATTTCCACATCCTCGCTTTCTGCAATCTGCCAACACCTGGGCCGCAAAGTTTTCCGCTTCCTCTTCGTCAAACTCTTTTCCCTCGCAATGCTGCATGAAGTGTTTATATTCATGGGCCAATGTTTCCACAATAGCCAAATCCTTTTCCTGGGCATCCTCTTCAAATTCCGGCAAATCCCCGGCCAGGTAAATGCACTTTTCCGCCGGAATATAACAACCAAATCCCTTTTGTCCGTCCGGGCTTTCTATGCAATCAAACCCCTCCGCAATATGCAAATAAACTTTTTCCTCTGCCGGGTGGTTTTCTTCCAGGTATTTGATTGCCTGGTGGATGGTGTCATTAAATAAAACTATCATTCTTTTACGCCCTCGCTTTCCGGGTCCTGCTGCCCTGCTGCATCTTCTCTTTCCTGGAAATTGCTGCCGTCCTCACATTCTTTACATGCCTGGGCGGATTTCTTTGCATTTTCTTTGGCGTTTGGTTTATAGTGGCCGCACTCTTCGCAACTCCAACGGTCCGGGTGCTTCTCGTTTTCCTTTCCTGGTTCCTCTGCTGCCGTGTGGCATTTTCCACATCCCAAATTAACGGTTGCCGTAATAGTGGGCATGTTCTCCATGGCTTCCATCATTTCCTTAAACCATTCTTCCATGTGGGCGTTATGTTCTTCCTGGTTTTCTTTGATGGTCTGCAATTCCTCAATGCGGTTTTGTGCCAGGGTATCAATAAGGCGGTGCAATGCTGCGGCGGTACTCTTCACGCCGTTTTCTTTCATCCAGGCTTCAAAAATCACAACCACCGCCCCGGTAATTTCTTCATACTCTGCACGGAAACCCGTGCTTTCCTCTTCTGCTGCCAGTGTATTAAGGCACTCCGGCTTTTTCCCGGTAATCATTGCCTGGATGTAAAAGGTTGGCACTTCCGCTTTCACTGCGTTGGCAATCAAATCCGCCTTTGCCGCTTCACGCATAAGGTTGTAATATTCCCCGTGCTTCATTTCCACGGTGCCGTCTGTTGTAAAACTGTCCATAAATCCCATGTTAAGTTCCTCGCTTTCTTATCTGTAAATTGGTGTTGTGAAATGGTAAAGTGGTGGGTCATTTTCCACCGCATCACGGTTTTTGTAAATCATAAGGGTAAAACGGTCCTGGTCCTCGTCATCCGGGCCACGGTGGGCAACCACTTCAAACCCAAAACGGGAATTTAATTTGGCTCCCATAACCCTTTCCTGCAATTTGGCAATTTCCCTGGTGCCCAGGGTTGTGCCCTCTTCAAAATACTGCTGCCACGCCTGGAAAGTCTTTTTGAGATATTCCAAAAAATCCGGCTCGACCACGCCATTGATTGGCTGATATTCTTTTACATGCTCCATCTTCCATTCCTCGCTTTCTTTGTTTTGGTTTTATGTACCCAGGCACGCCGCCTTTGGATTTTCTTTATCCTGGCTATTGTGGCCATAACTTCCGGCATGTCCATAACCTTTACTTTTAATATCATTTCTGCCATGTGTATTTCTCCTAAATGTAAATGGTGTAATATAGTTGCATCTGCAAATCTGAAAAGGCATATTCCGGCATTTCTTCCGGCTCCATTGGTGCCATCAAGCCCCGTTCTCTCCATTGCTTATGCTTTATTTCCGGGACTGCACGGAATTTGGTAATTACTGCATCCATTTCCGCTTCAATCTGCGGATTGTGAACGATAAGTGCAAGGTACCCGGTGTATATTGGTTTTCCATCCTTGAAAATCTGCAATCTGTCCGATTGATGCAAAATTGCAAGAAAATCTTTTAGGCGTATCATAACGGCCACCCGTACTTTGCCAGGTATATGCACATACATACAAAGGCATAAATCATAAGCACGCCCAGGATGCCAAAGAATATGCGGCGGCTTCGTGGGCTTTCATTGCCGCCCAGGCAGTAAATAATTGCCACCCCTGCAATGCCCAGGTATGTAATGCCGCCTATTAAAACTACCAGGGCCAGGATGCCCATAATTAAGATGTGTGTCATGGTTGGTTCCTCGCTTTCTGTTTGTCTAAATATTCAATAATTTGTTTCCCCAAAAACTCCGTGTAAACTGGTGGTATTGCTTCCGCCAATTCTGCCCTTGTCATCCAATCAATCCCACCCAGGGCAAACCCCCAGTATAAAGGAATTTGCTTACTGTTCATGCCCCTTACGCCGCCGGAACCGCATATTGCAATAAATCCATCCTGGCCAAATCCGTTTCCTGCCGTTGGCGTTTTCTTTGCCACTGGCCTTGTGATTGGTTCCTGCAATTTGATATTGCTTTCAAAAATTCTTTTCCGCTGCGTGTATATGTTTTTGAATTGTGTGCCGGATAGGGAAATGGGACTTTCCAATGGGGCACCAACAACATTTTCGATTATGTAAGGCTTCCGTAATGCTTTTAATAATTCCCTGGTCTGTGGTATGAAGTCCGGGTGTTTTCCGTACTTTCCATTATTTCTTCCCTTTGAAAGTGCTTGTGCCTTTGTGTGGGCCTGGCACGGTGGGGATGCGTGGATGGCATCAAACCGGGTCAAATCCTGGGTTTTTAAAAATTCGATTGCATCCATTTGAACAAATTCAAACGGGTAATTTGGTTGGGCAACAATATCAACCCCTAAAACCTCAAATCCGGCGTTATAATATCCTTGTGCCGCCCCCCCCCCCGCTTTGCAAAATAGGTCTAAAATCGTGTACTTTCGTTTCATGTTAAGTTCCTCGCTTTTTATTCTTCTAAAAGGTCAAATATTGTAAGTTGGGCATCTTCCCAGTAAAACATTTCTTCATTGTCGGCCATTGACCGCCCCGTTAGGGTGTTCCATTTATACCCCACAAGGTTGTCCTGCTGCTCTAACCCCAGTAATTTGTCCCACAAGTCCCGGTGGTGTGTTCGTAGGTGTTTAAGTTCAAAATATCTTGCATTTGGGCAAAACCAACAGCCCCCCCTTGGGGCAAAATCATATATTGGCGAAAGTAAGCCGTATTTTTCGCAAAGTGCAAAAGCCATCTTTTCTGTGTACCCGTATTTTTCCAACAATGAAATCTTTGTAGGTTTTTTGTTTCTTAATCTTTCAAGTCTTTTGGGTTCATCTATTGCAATTCCTATATACTGCGTTACATGCTCCGGGTCTTTGTCTTTGAAAAAGTCTTTTATTGGTTTGATTTTGCACCTATCGTTTATGGTGCATCTTCCGGCCATTGGAAAACCTTGTTTCTTTCCATTTCTCTCCGGCACCTTGGAACGTGTTACGATATGGTTGAAACAATCCATATAATTGACTTTTGCGTGCAATATCTCTGTTTTATATCCCCAGGAAGCAAATAACGGTATGCACTTTTCCTTTATAAAGTTGATATGTTCCGGCAATTCCCCACTTATAGTTTCATCAAACATAACTTCCGAAAAAATTATTAAATCCAACGGTTCGTTGTGTTCGTGTGCCAATATAATTGTTGCCGTGCTATCTTTGCCCCCGGAAAAATTTGCAATATACTCCATAGCAAACCAACTTTCTATTCCCAGGCCCACACCATTGCGGAATACTGCATTTTTACATCCACAATTTCCTTACCTCTGAATTGCGGAACCGCAACGGCCTGGTACTGTATATTATTGATTGCTCCCTGGTTCTGCTCTACTACCTGGTTAATTTTGGCTTCCAAACCCTCTGTTGTGGTGTCTTTTAAAATATGTACTCTCAC